CAAAAGGAGTAACAAAAATGAAATGTACATGGCAAGAATTCACCGAAAAGCTCCGAATATACCGTAAAAACAGGGAAAACGTGCCCTTGCAGGAGCTGAAAACAAAATATGCAAAGGGATACAACAAACTCGTTTCAGATTTGTACCAGATGGCCGCGGAAGTTTTAAGAGATGTGATCTGTTCCGGAATGTACACAATGACCTGCGATACTGCAGAAAGAAAAGAACTGGCAGACCGGATAAACCAGATCATTGATTCAGAAAAAGAAGCCGGAATAGGCAAGGAACTCCGGCAGGCCATGTTTAAGGAATACGATGCGGAGAAGTTTTTGGGTATCGCAGTCGAGAAGCTGCATATGCCGGCATGGTATCAGGCATACGCTCCGTACTGGGTGTCGAAATGTAAAAAAGGGCAGGACGGACGGATCCGGTGCGATCTGCTTCCGGAATTTTGCTGGGACGAAAGCTGTCAGGTATGGATAAGGGAAGACAACGGCACATGGGAATTTACATCCATGCTGCCACCAACAATGGAAATGGTTAGAAAAGAACAGGAGGATATGAAATGCCACAGGACATAATTACACTCGTAATCTTAGCCGTAACCGTAGTTATGATTGTATCACTGATCACTGACTGCGTGAAAGACGGACACAGAACAGAAGAAAGAATTCTGATCAGAAAAGAATCCATGCTGAGAAGAAAGATTGAAGCTAAGGAAAAGAAGAGAGCTGAAAAGTTACCACTTCAGAATGAAGCAGGCCAGGAGGAAAGTGCCGATGATAACAAAGAGAGCCATTGAAATCGCCAGAGACATACATAACGACGAAACCGAAGTGGAGGATAAACTGACAGCGATCCAGGACATCGTGGAGCTGGACAAGGTGCCGAAAAGCGTCAGAAAAGAAGACCTGGTGGAAATGCTCCGCTGGTTGATCGAAGAATATATCTAAGGAGGATAAGACCATGACAGATAGAGAAAGATTTGAGAAATTGATGCAGACCATATCAGATCGGCCAGGATTTGACCGGTTAATGAATTACATCCGGAAGAGCGACTTCTATACAGCCCCGGCGAGTACCAGATTCCACCTGTCCTGCGAAGGTGGGCTCCTGCAGCACAGCCTGAATGTATATGAGGCGCTGATCGGAAGACTTGAGAAGCAGCAGGACGGAGAATATCACTACATGGTATCCGGAAAGAGCGTCGCATCCTTCAGCCAGGGAACCCTGGTCGTAACAGCTCTGCTCCATGATATCTGTAAAACCAACTTCTATACAGTCGAATACCGGAACAAAAAAGGTGTACAGCGAGAAAGGCTCCAAGAGAGATGCCGGCGGCCGGTTCGACTGGCAGACAGTACCGGCATACGCGGTCGATGATAAGAATCCATATGGCCATGGAGAGAAGTCCGTCATGATGGTTGAAGAATTTGTGAAGCTCTCCATGGAAGAGCGCTACGCGATCCGCTGGCACATGGGAATGGGAGACTGCAGCTACAATCAGATCCAGGCGTTCAATGCCAGCTGTGAGCTCTACCCTCTGGTCCTTCTTCTTCACAATGCCGATCAGGAAGCGAGTCATTTCATGGAAGACATCGAAGGCCGGAAGGAAATCTTCAGAGAAGCAGCAGAACCGGCAGCAGAGCCAGCTGATCAGGACGTATTCATGGAATGCTGAGGTGATGCCATGAATACAGAACAGGATAATCGGGAACAGATCGAATTCATGAAAGAGTGGGTTCGGAAGAAGGAGGAAAAGAAACGTGTTAGAGAGATACGAGCCAAACTTCGACGAGAACGAATTTATAAGATCTTTCATGGAGGCAAGAGGCCTCCGGACAAAGAAAGAGGCCATGGCCGCTTTAAGAAAAGAGATTAAGAAGGAATCATACTACCAGGATAAGATCAAGAAAGCCCTGAAAGCAAAATATCCGAGAGCCTTCGTCGTAAAGATCAGCTTGAGCATGTATAGTCAGGCCGGAATTCCGGATATCATGATGATCTATTGCGGCCACTACTTTGGATTCGAGGTAAAACGTCCGGTGGTTGGCGTACCGTCAAAGCTCCAGGAGGAAACGGTCCGGAAGATCACTGCTGCCGGCGGGACCGCACTCTTTGTACGCTGGCCAGAGGAAGCCATTCAGGCAGTGGAAGGATATGCAGAAGAGAATCTGAGAAACGCCGGCGCTCAGATCGTGGCCGGGATCGGCGATGTGATCAGAGGCTCAGCAGAAACCCTGATGGGAAACCAGGTAAGCTATTCAAGAAGGAGATAATGCCATGCTAAGTGAATTCGAAACAAAGCAGATTGGCGACTGGCTGAGCGACATTGAAAATGTCAGAAGTCTTTCTTCAGAGGAGCAGATGGGGCTCGCTCAGGCAAACAAAGAAATCTGCGACGCGCAGCTGCAGCTGGAAGAAGCCTGCCAGACAGTGAAAAACATCGTAATGGGCGCGATGATGAGACAGCAGAAAACTACATTCCTTTTTAAGTTGTAGGAGGGCAAGATATGAACAGAAACAGAAAAGGCGTCATGCCTGAGATTACCAGAGCAATGTACAAAGATATCAAGAAATACGACCGTCAGCAGTTTACAGGATTCTGCACTGATCTGTACGGTTATGGATTCGAGGACGGAAAAGCAGCTGTCCCTGGCGTGGATATCAAGGAAGTGTATGCTGCTTTAGATCAGGTAAAAGGAATCGGGCCGAAGGTGATGGAGAGAATCCACGCCGCGCTGGATCCGCTTTTCCAGGAGGAAAAGAAATGATTAATAAAAAGAGCTGGGAAGAGTTTAAACAAGTAGGTCTGCTTTGGTTTGTGAATATGATTTTGCATACTTTCGGATGGGCTATAGTGATCGAGATAGAGGATGGCAAGATTTTAGATGTCTATCCAGCAAGATGTTCATTCCGCGGATTTTCAGAAAAAGCGAACACTGATGGATATATAGCTATATCGCAGTATATGAAGGAAAATGCTGAAAATCTTTTAAAGGAGGCCAAAGAATGAAAGCGCTCACTGTAGAAGAATTAAGAGAAATGGCCGGCCAGCCGGTATGGTGTCCGGAAGAAGATGCATACGGAATCGTAATGTGCGATAAGCATGGAAAATGGGCCGGAATCCCGTTTCTGCAAGGAGTGTGGCAGCAGGATGAAGTAGGTGTCGAATTCAATCACAATATCATTGGGCGAAAACTGAAATGTTACAGAATTGAAGACAAGAAAGAAGTCCCGATGGAGCTGGTACCGAAAATCGACGACTACGGGAACGGGAAAATGGTGTGTCCGAGCTGCGGAGAAGCGGCGGTGTTTAATCCGTTCAGATCACCGGCAGAAACGTACCCGTACTGCCCCTGGTGTGGACAGAAATTGAAGGGAGAGACAGAATGAAGGCACTCATAATCGCACTGATGAAATTCCTGGTCGTTTGTTGGATATGGCAGCGCCTGGAAATAAAGTTTTATGGATCCATCCAAGTGCGAGAAGTCGATAACTATATCGCATTTATCCTTTTTTATTATATTTTGAAGGGAGAGCAGGGATGAGCAAGAAATACACAGAAATTCACGTCCTGAAAGATCGGCTGAGAGAAGCCGGAATCCCATATGAAGTCCAGAAAGCAAATGATGGATGGCAGGTCGGAATCCCACATTTGTATCCGGAAGAAAGCCGGATCAGCGTGATTGAACACTTTGCAAGCTACGGATCCGCGTTTGATCTTTTGGAAATTCAGTTTCCGGACGGGGAGATCCGGGGATTTTTGAAAGCAGAAACAGCTTTTACACTTATTCAGAGAATCAGGGAGAAAGAGCATGAAAAGAAGGAAGCCGAAAACGGAAAATAAGAAATTATTTCTTCCGCCACTGAGCCAGACCGCACAGATGAGGAACTTTCTTCTTCAGATGCCGGTACCGGCACTTTTGTCAAGTCTGGAAACTACGGTGAGTATCCTGACAGAAAAAGGCATTGAAATAAAGGACTGGGAAGACAAGGACAGATACCTGGTGCAATTTAGACAGCTGGGAGGAAAGTGCTACTTCTTCGCACAGCGGAAAGAGAGGTAAGACCCATGGACAGGGACGAAAAAGAAGATAGAGAAATATTGAAGTTCGTTCTGGAACAGATCTATCGGGCGAAGCGCCGCAAGGGCCAGCTGGACCGGAGGCTTGAGAATTTGAAGTGCGATATGCGATCCGCACCAGGAGCACAGGGGCGTGGCCGCAGGACCACCGGAGACCATGGCGATGGCACAGCCAACCTGGTAGTGAAGCAGTCCAGCATCGAAGAGAGAATCGAGAAGCAGAAGTACAACGTCAGCCTCTCGATCGAAAAGACCATGGACTTATTAGAACTGCTGCCGGAGACGTCCCTGGAACGAGAGATCATGGAACGCAGGCATCTGGACATGGAAGACTGGAAGGACATAGCGGACGGCATCTACATGAGCCGGAGTCAGTGCAATAAGCGTTACAATGCAGCACTTAACTATCTCCTACAGCAGGATGGAGTCCTGGACATCGTAGATGAGAACAAGGCAGTTTACCAGAAACATCTGGCTCAGAAAATGGCCAGGAAAAAATTCTGGAAAAAGTGACACCCGGGGGTATAACCCGGAAAATATTTTCAGGAATTTTTTTCAGGAAAATAAAAGCTCGGTGCATCCGGGCTTTTATTCCGGAGTGAAGCAGGCAGGGCAGTAGGCAGTGACAGGGTAGCAGCTCAAGACCGTAGCTGCAGCACAGCACTAGCAGAACGCCATGCAGGGAACACAGTAGGCCATGGGTCAGAGACAGGCGTACAAAAGAAGACACCCCGGTAGACGGGGCCAGATATCCGCCCAGGAATATACAAGGCTTACCTTCAGATGGATAGCCGCAGCCAGGGCAGAGGGAGAAGACAGCAGGGGCCAGGCAGCAGGGAACAAGGCCAGTCAGGACAGGCCAGGCCACACAGCAGCCAGGGCAAGGACAGACAGCACAGGCACAGTGAGGCAGGGCAGGCCATGGGCAGAGCACAGGGACAGGAGGACAGCATGGAGACACAGCAGGTCAGGCACACACACCACGCACAGCAGACAGAGCCACACGGCACGCAGGGCAAGCGAGGCAGCAGAGGGACGAGGCAGGCCAGGGGCCAGGCAGCATGGAGCGCAGGTGCAGAGGACCACCCTCTTAAACATGAGACACACTGAGACATCCAACTGTGCTATAGTGGTAGCGTGGCAAGAGAGTGAGAGAGGACGAGCAAGGCAGGGCAGCACCCCGGCCCACCAGCTCGTAGAGAGAGACAGTCGAGAGGCTGTCTCTTTTGTTTTGCCTTCAGACGCCTACGCGAGCAGGCCACCCGGCCAGCGCGGCGCGGCTTAGGTACTACCCAGGCCCCCTACGGCCCGCGGCGCGGGGAAGGCCCGGCTCTTCACCGGATATGAACAAAAATTTTTTTCCTATTTCGTTACGCTTGCCCCAAAATCCCCCAGGAAGGAGGCAAAAACCATGGGAGATTATATGAAGATGGAACGCCGAAGGCTTTCAGACCTGAGACCTGCGGAATATAACCCAAGGGTTCCGCTTCAGCCGGAGGATAAAGAGTACCAGGACATAAAATGCAGCATCGAAGAGAACGGATACCTGGATCCAATCGTGATCAACTACGACGGGACCATCATAAAAGGCCATCAGCGCCGCACAGTTATGATGGACCTCGGAATAGAGGAAGCAAAAGTCGTTGTTCTCAATATCAGAGACAAAGGAAAGGAAAAGCAGGCCAATATCGCTCTGAATAAGATAACCGGGCGATGGGATGAGCTGAAGCTCAGAGACCTGCTCCTGGATTTGGAACTGAATGAGTACGATCTTGCAGCAACTGGGTTCTCTACCAGCGAGCTGGAAGACCTCTGCGTGGACTTGGAGAAAGATGCCGAGGCAGAAGATGACGACTTCGACCCTGAAGAAGAATACAAAAAAATCGATGAGCCCATAACCAGAAGGGGAGATATCTGGATCTTAGGGCGTCATCGATTGATGTGCGGAGACAGTACGTCTCCATCTGACATAGCAGAACTGATGGCCGGTGAAGAGGCCGACCTCATCATAACAGACCCGCCATACAACGTCAACTATGGAGGAAAAACTGAATTTATGAAGGATTCTGGCAGAGGCCAGGGACAGTCATGCATTCAGAACGACGACATGGACGAGGAAAGTTTTCACGACTTTCTGTTTGACGCTTACGGATCAGCTGTCAGTATCATGCGGCCAGGCGCCGCAATTTATGTATTTCATTCCGATTCGCATGGCGAAACATTCAGGAGGGCCTTCAGAGAAGCTGGCCTGAAGCTGAGTGAGTGCCTGATTTGGGAGAAAAACTCCTTCGTGTTAGGCCGGAGCGATTACCAGTGGATTCATGAACCCATTTTATATGGGTGGAAGGAAGGCGCTGGCCATTATTTCATTAATGACCGTACTCAGGCTACGGTTCTTATGGATGAAGAGCTGGATCTCGAATCCATGAAGAAAAAAGACCTGATCACATACATCGAACAGATCCGGGAGGCGTTCAAAGATCAGACTACGGTTTTATTTGAGAATAAGCCTTTAAGAAACGACATCCATCCAACCATGAAGCCGGTACCGCTGATTGGAAGACTTATGAAGAATTCCAGTAAACCGGGATGGAATGTCACGGACCTGTTCGGAGGTGGTGGTTCCACCCTCATGGCAGCGGAGCAGCTGAACCGCACAGCTTACCTGATGGAGCTTGACGAGAAGTTCTGTGACGTAATCGTCCGCAGGTGGGAAGAATATACAGGGGAAAAGGCCATCCGCTTATCGGATCCAGGCCTGAACCTGCAGCTATGAGTGAAGAGTCAATGTTGCTAGGGGGTATTTTGATGGCCGAGAACGGTGAAGTCAAAGGAAGCCTCTATCGAACCGAAGTAATCGCTCAGCTTTTCGGAGTCAGCGTCCGGAGAGTGCAGCAGTTGACTCAGGAAGGGATTATATCCACGACGAAAATCCTGGAAGATGGTCGTACGGTCCGCAGATATGACCTGGTGCCGACTATTCAAAGCTACATCAAGTACCTGTCTGAAAAGGCGTATGGGAAAGCTGGGCGGTCGGAAAAGGAAGTGGAACTGAGAGAGCAAAAGATGAAAGCGGACGTCGCTCTCAAGGAATCCCAGGGCGAGCTGCATCGGTTAAAAACCGAGATTGCAGCTGGTAAATACATTTCTATCGAGGAAGTAAAGCTCGATTATGCGAAATTTTTCGTTGCTTTTAAAAAGTTCGCAGCATCACTCCCGTCCAGAATCATCGGGATGCTTTCAGGCGGTATAGACCCAACGGAAGCCCGGCATCTGGAAAAGGAACTGGCCAGTGAGGTCAATCGGCTCCTGGGCGCCTTCGTAGTCGCAGGCGTTGTAGGGCCGGAAGATGTACATGGAACTCAAAAGAAAAAGAATTCAGATCCGCAAGTATAACGTCGCGGAATATCAGAAGGAGGCTATGCGGCAGCTGCAGCCTCCGGAGAACCTCACCGTTTCCGAATGGGCCGAAAAGTACAGAATGCTGGACTCGAAAACATCGGCCATGCCTGGGCCATGGAGGAATGAAAAGACCCCATATCTCAAAGAGATCATGGACGAATTCATTAATTACGACACAGAAGAGATCATCTTCTGTAAACCATCCCAGGTCGGAGGAACCGAGGCAATGCAGAACATGCTCGGCTACGTCATTCAGCAGGATCCATCGCCTACGCTTATCGTTTATCCGACAGATACCCTGGCGGAATCAATAAGCAAGAACCGACTGGAACCAATGATCAGAGCCAGCAAGCCTCTGCGCAAGCTGTACAACGAAAACGAATCATCGAAGCTGGAGCTTCAGTTCGAGGGAATGTATCTCAGTCTCAATGGTGCAAACAGTCCATCCGCACTGGCATCTAAGGCAATTAAATATCTTTTTCTGGACGAGGTAGACAAATACCCCGGAGCCAGCAAGAAAGAAGCGGACCCTATCAGGCTGGCCAGGGAACGTACAAAGACGTTCACCAACCAGAGAAAGATATACATGACAAGTACCCCCACACTGCAGACCGGCCATATTTGGCAGGCCCTTATGGGAGCAGATATCGAAAAGCATTACTTTGTCCCATGCCCGCACTGCGGGGAATACATAGAACTGAAATTCAGTAACCTGCGCTTTCCGGACGGAGAAGGCCTGGACAATTCAGAGCGCGCTGACATGGCCGTCTATGTTTGCCAGGAATGCGGATGCAAGATCACTGATCAGGACAGAGACCGCATGATTCGATATGGAGAGTGGAGGGAAGTCAGAAGGAACACGAAGGCAAGTAAGAAAGTCGCATTCTGGATTAATACCCTGTATTCACCGTTTGTGCGCTTTTCTGAAATTGTAAAAGAGTTCCTCGACAGTAAAGACAATCCTGATCTTCTTCAGAACTTCGTAAACTCATGGCTGGCAGAGCCCTGGGAAGACACCAAACTGAAAACGGATGCGGACATGGTCATGGAAAGGCAGACAGATCTGCCGCAGCTTGTGGTTCCGGACTGGGCCAGATATCTGACAGCAGGAGTGGACGTCCAAGAGACGTGCCTCTACTGGACAATCCGAGCCTGGGGACCGTATATCACGAGTCAAAACATCGCACATGGCCAGGTTTTATCTTTTCAGGATATCGAAAGCATCATGAACACCCCGTACCTGACGGAATCCGGAGAACAGGTAGTCGTGTCGCTGTGTCTGATCGATTCAGGATATAACGCAGACAGCACATATGATTTCTGTGCATCAAATTCTGAGTGGGCTATGCCGGTAAAAGGCGCCAATAATCCCATGATGTCTCACTTTAAAACATCAAAGATCAACAAGGTAGACAGCAGAGCCTACGGCATGAACTTAGTTCTGGTTGATGGTGATAAGTACAAAGACATGATTGCGTCCAGGATGCGAAAAGACAATGGGAAAGGCGCTTGGATGGTATACGAGGGATGTGATCGGGAATATGCCGAGCAGGTGACTGCAGAGCATAAAGTCAATGTGAAATCAGGATCCAGAACCATACAGAAGTGGGTACCTAAGCACTCGCATATAGATAACCACTATCTCGACTGTGAAGTTTACTGCCTGGCCGCTGCGGATATCCTCGGAGTCCGGATGCTTCACCTTCAGGTCGAAGCAGAACGCAAAGAGCAGCTGCAGAGGCAGCAGGAAGAGAAACAGGAAACTCCGGAAGAAAACTGGATCCGGGCAAATGAACACTGGGTATAAGGAGGAAGAGAATGGCAGAAGAAGGACAGATGACAGCTGCGGAAATGCTGCAGCAGGTTAATGAAGCAATCACAAAGGTCCTGATCGGTGGCCAGAGCTATCAGATCGGTAGCCGTAAACTGACCAGAGCCGACCTCTCCATGCTCCGCACAATGAAGAAAGAACTGCAGGCAGAGGTGAATGCCGAAGGAAGCAGCAGCCTCCTGGACAATACCTATGTCGCGTTTTTCGACGGGAGGTAAAAATGAACTGGTTAGATTCAGCAATTTCCTTTATTTCCCCGAAATTGGGCGCGAAAAGAGCAGCGTGGAGAAATTATGCAGATGAGCTTCGGAATTATGACGCAGGGAACTACGGCCGACTGAATGCCGGCTGGCGAGCTACGAATAATTCCGCAGAAATTACAGACCGGATGAGTCGTGAGACGGTCCGGGCCAGGGCGAGAGACCTGGAAAGAAACTCCGACATCATGAATTCAGTGATCCTGTCCTATAAGCGGAACGTGGTCGGCCATGGATACCAGATCCAGGCGGCAACCACTAACAGTTCACTGAACAAGCAGCTGGAAGAGTTATGGATACAGTGGTGCAAACCAAGGAACTGTGATGTCACTGGAACACAGAGTATGAACGACATCTTAAGAATGATCGTTCGCAGAAAGAAAGTGGACGGAGGCATCCTGATCCTGAAACGGTACACCAAGGATGGCATGATCCCATTCAAACTTCAGGCCTTAGAGGTTGATGAGTTGGATAACATGCAGACCGGTCCGAATGAGAAGGGAAACCGGGTGGTCGGAGGTATCGAATATAACCGGCATAACCGCCCTGTTGGTTACTGGATCAGGCAGTATCAGATTGATGGCTACACCATCGCTGAACCGGTATATATCCCGGCGAAAGATATGATCTTCATTTTTGAGAAGAGGCGGCCATCGCAGATCAGGGAGATGTCCGACATGGCCTGCACCGTTCCAAGGGTGAGGGATACCAATGAATTCATGACGGCTGTATCCGTAAAAGAAAGGATCGCCGCCTGTCTTTCAGTCTTCATTAAGAAGCAGCTGCCGCCGGTTGGCATGGGCCGTTCCGGAAGCAACAGTGGAAATGCAGGACAGAAAGAATACGACGGAAAGACCCTGACTCCTGGAATGATCAAGGAGCTGAATGCAGGCGATGAGGTTCAGGTGGTTAACCCAACCGGGCAGGCCACTGATGCGGCCAGCTTCACAAAGCTCCATCAGAGGATGATTGGAGCGGGACAGGGACTCAGCTACGAGGCAACGTCCCGCGATATGAGCGAAACTAACTACGCATCCGCAAGGCAGGGAGCCATAGAGGACGAACTGACCTACGCGGAAGAAGAAGAAAGACTCATGACAGCCCTGGATGAAATCTATGAAACATTCGTAATCAGCTGCGTGCTGGCCGGACTGGTTCAGATTAAGGACTTCTGGCTTAAGAAGGACAAGTATCTGAAGCATGAATGGATTAAACAGCCGAAGAAGTGGATTGATCCGCTTAAGGAATCATCTGCGACAAAAACAGCTATGCAGACAGGACAGAAGACATTTAAACAGATTGCGGCTGAGAGCGGCCGGGATTGGCGGCGTCAGGTTGATGATATGGCCGAGGTCCTGGAATACGGTCGCAAAAAAGGAATTGACCTGGAAGGGGTGATTTTTAATGCCAAGGGCAAAGAAAAGGATCCGAAAAAAGAAGATGCAGCAGGCCAGGAACCTTCTTCTGAAGAGGGAGACGGCGGCGACACCACTGCAGGCGGATCCGAAGCAGCAAAAGAATAAGGGCATCCGGGAACTTACTATCGGAAGTATTCGAGCTTTAGAAGGTGAAGGAAACGAAAGAACCTTCGTTCTCAGTTTCTCTTCTGAAGAACCATATGATCGGTGGTTCGGCCCTGAGATTCTGGATCACGCAGACGGATGCGTAGATCTTGAGAGAATCAACAGTATCGGATGCGTTTTATTTAACCATAAACGCGATTACGTCATCGGAAAAATCAAGAGGGCGTGGATCGAGAATGGTCGAGGCCAGGCAGAAATCGAGTTCGATACTGATGAAGCCTCGGAAGTTATCTATCAGAAAGTCAAAAGCGGAACCCTTAAAGGAGTCAGCGTCGGCTACATGGTAGATTCCTGGGAGGAAGTAATGCCAGGAAAGCAGTCTGCAGATGGAAGATTTACAGGACCATGCAGCATCGCAAGGAAGTGGGCGCCTTACGAGATCAGCATCGTATCTGTACCGGCAGATCCAACCGTCGGGGTCGGAAGATCCGAAGGCGATGGGGAACCCGGAAAAACCAGCCTGGAGATGTGCGAACGGCAACTTCAAATAAACAAAAATTTAATGGAGGAAGAGACAGATGACAATCAGAGAAATGATTGAAAGACAGCAGCAGATTGTTAATGCGGCAAGAACTGCCGGCCGAGATATGACATCGGAAGAAACCGCAGAGTTCGAGCGTCTGCAGAGAAGCATTGATGCTGCAAGAGCTGCTGCCACACATGGTGCCGGAAGCTCCGGCCAGGGATCCTCTGCAACACCTGCTGCAGGATCCAGACAGCAGAACACCGGCGATGATCCGGATGGTGATCCTGACCCGGAGGGTGACACTCAGAGGGCAGTAGCTGCAGAAAGAGCAAGAATCCAGTCTATCACAGAGATGTGCACTCAGTTCGGTATGGAATCAAGAGATTACATTCAGAATGGAACCACAGTGGACCAGATGAGAGCTGCAGTCATCGAGCACCTTACAAACGGAGGCGCTCCGGTAAACACAGGGGTCAGAGTCCTGAGATTCGAAGAAGACAAGTACAGGGCAGCAGTCTCCGATGCACTTCTTCAGAGAGGCGGAATAACAGTCGAGAAACCTGCGGAAGGCTCCAGGGACTTCATGGGAATGAGTATCCGTAACCTTGCTGTTGAATGTCTGATCAAAGAAGGCGGAAGTACAGACTTGTACAGAAAGTCCGCTGAGGAAATCTATCAGATGGCAGTCAGAGGATTCTACAATCCAGAATCTGCGTTCCCTGTAATCCTGGATCAGACTATCGAGAAAGCCTACAAGGAAGGATACAACAAAGTAAACGTGACTTTCGATAAGTTCTGCAAAAAAGGAACACTGACAGACTTTAAGAAACACGACAACCACTATGTAGCAGGACCCGTCGGTGAGTTCTACGAGGTACCGGAGAACGGAGAACTGAAACATGATGTATTTAGCGATGCGAAGTTGCCGCAGCGACAGCTGAAAACATACGGTCGCCAGTTCACACTGTCCAGAAAAGCCTTCGTGGACGATGACATCAGCCTTGTAACATCCGTTCCGGCCAGATATGCAGCAGCCTCAAGAAGAACCCAGAACAAACAGGTATTCGAGATCCTTCTGAAGAACCCGGCCATCTACGATGGAGCTCAGCTCTTCGGAACAGCTCACAAGAACCTTGTTAAAACTGGTACCGGTGTCACCCAGGAAGCTATGCAGACGATGATTATGGCACTGGCAAACCAGCGTGACCAGTTCGACCAGGCAATCGTGATCAATCCGCGCACCATCGTCGTTCCTTCTGGCCTGAGCTTCGACATGTACACACTATTCAACAGCCCGTACATCGAAACAAAGGATAATACCCAGGCAGTAAACCCGCTTTACAACTACCGCGGAATGCTGGAAGTCGTAGAGGACCCGACCATCAACACACTGTGCGGAGGTATGGGAAATATCATGCCATGGTTCCTGTTCGGTAATCCTTCAGACTGCGACGGAATCGAGATCGACTACCTGAATGGCCAGGAAATCCCGACGATCAGAAGAATGGAAGCTCCTGGACAGCTTGGATTTATCTGGGATATCTACCTCGATTGGGGCATCACCGTAATGGATTATCGTTCCATCGTCAAGAACCCGGGCGTCAAAGTCAGCACCAAGCTGGAACTTGCGTAAGAAAGGAGGACATAGAACATGAATAAAGCAGCATATCACCAGAGAGGTGAAACTCTTGACTATACGAATACCGGATCCAGCGCAATCGAGGCAGGCACTATTCTGACAATCGGAAAAAGGATCGGAGTAGCATCTACCCTGATCCAGCCGAAAGCGCTGGGCGCTGTGGACGTTGTTGGTGTATTCAATATGCCGAAGACATCCACAAATGCGATCACAATGGGAACACCGGTGTATTTCGACGGAACCGGAATCACAGAGACCGCATCTACAAATGTCCTGGCGGGCTACGCAGTGGCCGACGCAGCCGCAGGCGCTAAAGAAATCCTTGTAAAGATCAACGCATGAGGCTGATCGCAAAGGTTCCGATCCTGTATTTTGCACATCTGTACGAGGTCGGAGATGAACTGCCGCTTCAGGACCAGACCATGGTTGATGCGTGGCTGGAAGCAGGAACTGCAGAGAGACTGGAAGACGGTCAGCAGCAGAAAAAACCTGCGAAGCGGCCGAAAGCCAGAATGGCAACGGCCAGACCTGGACAGATCGGGATATCTACAACCGGAAACGAGGAAGACCTCGCCGGCAGAATTCCGGATTCTCCGGAGCGCCATGCATGAGCTTTAAGGACATAATCGCAGAAGATGTGCACCGAACATTCATGAACCCGGAAGAGTTCTCTGACATTCACAACCTGAATGGAGTTAATGTCCCCGTTCAGATTGACTCAAACGAGCAGATCGAGAGGGAGAAAAGATTCAACCAGCATATGGATGGAATCTACCTCAATCAGAAGCTGATCTATGTATCAGCGGAAGATTACAGGAAAGCCCCTGGGCGGTCGGGTATGCCAAAGCAGGGAACTGCACTGTCACTCGACGGAAAAATATACCGCGTGGCCGATGCAATCGACGAAGGCGGTGTGTATTCCATCACACTGGAGGCGAACAAAGCATGATCACATTTCAGGTAGACCAGGCCAGCCTGCAACATGTACAGAAAAAGCTGGGAACGATGCAGAGCAAGGCTCCGATCGTTATATCCAGAGCCCTGAACAAGACGGCGGTAAGCGCCAGGCAGAGACTGGCAAACAGAGCCCAGCAGGCATATACAGTCAAATCCGGAGGATTCAAAAAAGATATGCAGATCAAGAAGGCGTCGTCCGGAAACCTGGTGGCAGAAATCAGGTCTCAGGGCCGCCCTCTTAAGATCACAAAGTTTAAGTATTCAGCTCCGCAGTCCGGAGCCAAGGCAGACATCACAAAGAGTGGCCTGAAAGCCCTTGTGATGGGGAACATTAAGGCATTTAAAAGAAATGGCCAGATTTTCCAGAGACGCTCTGCTGCCAGGCTGCCGATTAAGGTGCTGTCGTCCAACTCAATCCCGAAAATGATTGGAAGCGAGAAGAGGGTGTACGGCATCGTGAAGCCGAATATCGAGAGTGACCTCCGGAAATACATGGAGGCGCAGATCAAAATGCTTGTGGGGTGATTGAATGACAAGAAAAGATTTGCAGGATGCCCTGGTTAAAGAAACCAAAGAGCTCCTGAAGGACGTGTGGGCCAAGAATTCACTTGGAGAAGACGTTCAGACTCAGGTGTTCCCACAGCGCCTGCCAGTTATGACTGAAGATGAAGACGATGAAACGAAGTTATTCCCTTACGCTATCGTTCGCCTGGGAGATGCAAAGACTGCCAGAGACGAAGACACATGGCACGTCACAGTAGACTGGCTCCTGGGAGTGTATGACGACGAACGAAAAGGCCAGGGGCATCTTCATATCCTGACGATGATCGAAAGAATCACAGACCGCTTCATTGCGGAGCCCCTGTTGGATCACAGATACAGGGCAGAACAGGACATGGAAACAGTTCTTCAGGATGAAGATACCTATCCCTTCTATTTTGGAGGGGTGGAAATAACATTTTCAATACCAAAAGTAGGAAGGAGAGACGAATACGCATGAGTGCAACAGAAAAAGCTGCCACAGCTGATGAAAAGGCACCTGTGGCAGTTCAGAAGGCCCAGCCTGAGGCCGAAAATAAGGCACAGGAGCCACTTATGTACGTCGGCCCTACAATTCCTGGAATCGCCATCCAGAACACCGTATACGAGCCGATTCCGGAGGCAGCCATGGAAGCTGCAAAAGGGCTCCCGGTTTTCCTTGATCTTTTTATTCCAATCATGAAATATCCCGATGCGGAACAGCAAATCAGGAAGGGAACCGGACGATTATACAGCGCTTTCACAAAAGCACTGACACTCAAAAATAAAGGAGGAAAAGCAGAATGATTAATCATGGAATCAAGATCAGGGAAGAAGCTACTGCCCTGACCGCACCAGTTACTGGCGATTGCTCAGTGCCGGTCGTAATCGGTACTGCACCGGTAAACATGGCAGCAAACCCAGCGGCAGCAGTGAACGTCCCGATTCTGGCAAATTCTGCAGATGAAGCAATCGAAGCACTCGGATACATTGCTGATTTTAAAAATTACAGTCTTTGCCAGATGATGTACCTTACATCTAACGTGTACCAGGTTTCCCCAGTAGTTTACATTAACGTACTGGATCCGGCAAAGCACAACAAACCACTCACTGAAACAGAAGTCCAGGTCAATGACCTTCAGGCAGTGCTTGCAGTAGAAGGCGTCATTCTCGACGGCCTCTCAGTAAAAGCAGGAGCCGGCGGCACAGCCCTGGTCAAGGGAACCGACTACGATCTGGAATTCAATGAAGACGGACACCTTGTGATCAGCCTCATTGGTACCGGCGCTGGAAAGTCAGCCACATCTCTGAAAGTATCCGGAAAACAGCTTGACCCTTCCAAGATCACAAAAGATGACATTATCGGAACATACAGCGCAGGAAAAGAGACAGGAATGCAGCTGATCAGACAGGTGTATCCGAAACTGAGCATCGTTCCAGGACTTCTGATCGCTCCGGGCTGGTCTCAGATTCCGGAAGTCGGCGTAGCTCTGGCAGCCAAGGCGGCAAACATCAATGGCGTGTTTAAAGCTCAGGCCCTCATGGATCTGGATACTGCAAAAGCAACCAAGTACACCGACTGCAAACAGGTGAAAGAAGATTCCGGATTCACATCTATATTTGGAGTCCCGATGTGGCCATGCGACAGGATCGGTGATCTGATCTTCGCAAAATCTGCAGTTATGGCTGCAAGGATTGCATATCAGGACGCTGAGAATGGAAATGTGCCGAGCCTTTCTCCGTCAAACAAGCTGCTCGGCGTTACCGGTCAGTGTCTGGCAGATGGCACTGAGGTCATCCTGGATCAGGATCAGGGAAACACAGTCAACTCATTCGGAGTATTAACTGCCATCAACCTGAAGGGCTGGAGAAGCTGGGGTAACTACACCGGAGCATATCCGTCCAGCGGAGATGCAAAAGACATCTGGATCGCTGTGCGTAGAATGTTCAATTGGCATGGGAACACATTCATTCAGACCTACTTTGACAAAGTAGATGATCCGATGAATACAAAGCTCATCGAGAACGTGGTCGATTCTGAGAATATCCGTACCGGAGCATACGCACCAGAATACTGGGCCGGAGCTTCTATGGAGTACAGAAAAGACGATAACCCGACAACTGATATCCTGGCAGGCAAGATGACATTCAGACAGCACATTGCGCCATACACACCGGCCCAGGAGATCAACAACGTATTGAGCTACGACACAGATATGCTGGCCGCAGCACTTGGAGGTGAATAAAAAATGGCAGCAGGACTGATTATTCCTGAACTCTTGAACCATTACAACGTGTACAACGATGCACAGAAACTGATTGGTATTTCCGGAGATGTTGAGCTTCCGGATTTTGAGGCCATCACAGAAACCATCGAAGGAGCCGGAGTGCTTGGAGAAATCGAAGCAGCGGCGACAGGACAGTTTTCTTCCATGACCGTAAAAATCCCGTTCAGCGTTCTGTATGAGGATATGTTTACAATCGTGAACTCTGCATCAGGAGTACAGCTGACTCTGAGAGGCTCCATGCAGTTCATGGATCCAACCACAGGAGTCACTGATCACTATCCGATCAAAGTAGTGATCCGCGGAAAATGCAAGAAATATTCCCTCGGCAAGATGACCAAGGGCAAAAAGATGGATCCAAGTGTAGAACTTGAGATTCTTTATATCAAGATCGATGTAAACAACAAGTCAGTGGTAGAGCTGGACAAGGCGAACTTTAAGTACGCTGTCAATGGCGTCGATCTTCTCGAAAAAATCAGAAGTCAGTGCTAAATCACAGGAGGAAAGATAATGAGCAAAGAAGAAGCAACCAAAATCGTAAACATTGACAAAGCCGGGGAAGATGCGCAGGATAACGACCTTTTAGTCAAACTTACGCGTACATACAACTTCGAGGGAACAGAAATCTCCGAGGTTGACCTTAGTGGCATGGACAACCTGACAGCGAATGACATGATCAGAGCTAACAAGGTTCTTCAGAACAGCGGAACAATCACTGCGGTTCCAGAGACAAACCTGGAATACGCCATGATCATCGCGGCAAGTGCAACTGGTACCCCGGTTGAGTTCTTCAAGGGTCTGAAACCTCGCGATGCGATCAAAATCAAGACAAAGGTCACGAATTTTTTCTTCGGAGAGGAATAGACCCCAGTGATTTGTCCGACCTCCGCAAGCTGTGCCTTGCACTGGCCTTAAATCTTAAGACAGGCCTGGATTACTTCATGGGCCTGTCAATCTTTGAGCTTATAGACCTGTGTGAGGACCTTCAGGAGGTGAGCAAACAACAGTGAGCGATTACAAGATTAATATCAAGATCGCGGGCCAGTTAGAGAAATCGTTCTCTGCGGCCATGAAAGCGGCAAAAACCGGACTGAAGGGTCTGAGCACGATCGGAAAGATCGGAGCAGCAGGGCTCGGAGCTGCCGGAGCTGCCATCGCTGCAGTAACTGCGGCAAGTGTTAAGACCGGCTCAACCTTCGAGGCGGCAATGTCGTCAACTGCTGCCACTGCAGGAGCCACAGCAGAAGAATACGACAAGTTAAAAGCGGCAGCCATGCAGATGGGCCGCGAGACATCCAAGACGGCCACAGAATCAGCCCAGGCCCTCGAATACATGAGTTTGGCCGGTTGGACGGTAGATCAGTCTATCGCAGGCCTGCCATCGGTTCTGAGACTTTCAGAAGCGACCGGTCTGGATTTGGCCAGGACATCTGACCTGGTTACGGATTCCATGTCCGCCTGCGGTGTCACTGTTGGTGGCCTCGCAGATTACCTGAATATCTGTGCAAAGGCGAACAATAAATCTAACCAGACTGCAGAACAGCTCATGGAAGCCTACATCGGCGTAGGCGGAACCATGAAGAACCTCGGCGTGCCGATCACAGAGAGCGCAACGGCTCTTGGCGTAATGGCGAACAGAGGTATCAAAGGCAGCGAGGCCGGAAATGCCCTGAATGCGATCATGGTCAACCTGACATCCGGAGCCGGACAGGCGGGAACCATGATGGAGAAGTTGGGGCTCTCGGCATTTGACTCGGCCGGAAACTTCAAAGGCCTTAAGGGAACACTTACGGAGTTGAATACAAAGCTCTCCGGGATGACGCAGGAAGAACGAAACGCGGCTCTAGCGGCGATCGGCGGAAAACAGCACGTCGATGCTCTGAATGACCTCCTGCAAGGCCTGAACGCTACCACAGCAGACGGCGCCATCGAATGGGATGCCCTGGCTAATGAACTTCAGAATGCAGATGGTGCGCTGGAGGATATGGCCAAAACAAAACTGGATAACTTGAATGGCGACATGGCTATATTCCAGTCGGCATTAGAGGACACCGGTATCAAGATCTATGACAACCTGAATAAACCTCTCCGCGCGGCCGTACAGTACGGAACGCAAGAGATTTATAAACTGTCAGATGCGCTCGTATCCGGAGGCTTCTCTGGATTCGTTGGAGAAATAGGATCAGTTCTGGCAGATGGAATCGTTCAGATTTCAGCCTATGGTCCGAAAGTGGTCAACATGGCCACTGCATTAACAACGAGCTTTCTGACGGGAATCCGGAATAATGCTGGAGCCATTGGAGATGGAGCCGCTGAGATCGGCGCCTCGTTTGTTTCCGGAATCATCCGGATTGTGCCAAGGGTTCTACAGACAGGAACGCAGCTCCTGGATGAATTTCTGAAGGGAGTAGACACCAGGCTGCCGGAGCTTATGACGTTAGCAACTAAGGTCGTTGAGCAGTTCAGCAGCGGAATCACGTCTCAACTGCCAAGTATCGCAAGTTCAGCCGTAAGCATAGCGACAACGCTGGCCCAGGGTCTGGGAGATTTTGTCCCGGCACTGATCACAGCCGGAGCAGATGCTATCGTGGCCATTGCGGACGGACTGGCGGGCGGTTCTCCGGAGCTGATCACAGCAACGGAAGAAGCTATCAGCAAGATCATGGATGCGGTCGTTCAGGCGGCTCCGAAATTACTGCAGGCAGGGCTCACGCTCGCGCAGTCGATCGGAAAAGGACTGATGGACGGAGTAAGTAACTTCTTCACAGACCTCGGAAACGGAAATGCCAGTCTCTCACAGGGCGTGGCTGCATTTGCACCACTACTTCTGATCGGAGGCAAGATCGCGCCGGTATTCAAAAAAGCAACTGATGCAGTGAAAGCATTCTCGCCAACATTAAAAGGGCTCGGTTCCAAGGCTGGAACGGCCTTCCAGGTACTGGCAAACTTCCCGTCAATCGCAAAGCAGTTCGTTATTGATTCAGGAGGAATGAAGAACGCGATCGCATCGATCGCAAAAGGCGGCCTGAGTAAGATCGGCGGTATGTTTAAAGCAATCGCATCGCCAGCAGGAATCGCAGTAGCAGCCATCGCGGTATTAACTGCAGCATTCCTGCATCTATGGAACACAAACGAAGGATTCCGGAGCGCAATCTCAGGAATCTGGAGCCAGATAACCAGCACGATAAGCAGTTTCGGACAGAGCATCGTCTCGTCGCTGAATGGCTTAGGCTTTAACTTTCAGAATATCACCCAGGTACTCTCCGCGGCATGGAATGGATTCTGCAGCTTGCTGGCCCCGGTTTTTGTCGGAGCTTTTCAGCTGATTGCAGATACCATCCAGGCAGTAACCGGAGTTATATCCGGAATCATTCAGACAATCGCTTCGATCATTCGTGGAGATTGGTCAGGAGCAATGCAGGGAATTCAGACGATCACGTCGTCCGTTTGGAATTTCATTCTGAACATAATCAACACAATCGGTTCAACGATTTGCGGTGTGATCAACGCATTCCTGAGTCTGATCGGAGTTGACTGGCAGGTATCCTGGGACAGTATCAAGAACGTAGCGAGCAACGTATGGTCTGGAATTCAGTCCGTTATTCAAGGCGGCCTGTCAATAATCCAGGGCATCATATCGGTTGTGATGGACGTGATCCATGGGAACTGGTCCGGAGCCTGGGAGACAATCAAGGGCGCAGCGTCTGCTGCTGCCGGTGCGCTTCCTGGTTTGGTAAGCAGCGGATTAAACCTGATGCAGTCCGTAATCACTGGAATCGGAAGTACCCTGGGGTCCCTTCTGGATTCAGGATGGGAGCTTCTGAAATCGGCGGCTTCCGCAGCTGTAGACGCGCTGCCTGGTTTGGTATCCGGAGGACTGAGCGCTCTCGGAAGTGCGATCTCAGCAGTTGGAAGTACCCTCGGCTCTCTGCTTGATGCAGGGTGGCAGGCACTGTCCTCTGCAGCGTCCGCAGCAGTCGATGCATTGCCTGGTGCAGTGTCCGGAGGACTGAGCGCCCTTGGAAGTGCGATTACTACTGTAGGAGGAACTCTTGGAAATCTTCTGGATTCAGGATGGGAGGCATTGAAATCGGCGGCTTCCGCTGCTGCAGATGCCATGCCTGGTCTGATTCAGGGCGGATTTAGCGCCATGACGACAGCTATCTCCGGAATCGGAGACGGTCTCGGTTCCCTGCTTGATGCAGGATGGGAGGCACTGAAGTCCGGAGCTTCAGCAGCGGCTGAGGCAGTCAAAGGCGCCTGGGAAGGCGTGAAGGATTTCTTCGGAGGAATCTGGGACGCCATTACCGGTGGAGGAAAATCTGCAGAAGTTTCAACACCGACAGTGAATACCACTGCGGCGCAGCCACAGCAGATGACCGTCCAGGTGGACACATCAGCCATTGAGGCGGCCAATACTGCAGTGCAGGCATTACAAGCAAGCATTGAGGCAGCAAAGACCTCCATGACAAGTATGGGAACCGGCTTCACTGGTTTGTCAGCAACGATCACATCACAGCTGACAAGCGTACAGTCCAGCATCACCACAAGTACAACGTCATGGAGCACATCTGTACAGATGGGAATGACGCTCATGCAGACGGCCATGCAGACCGGAATCACGACAATGAGGTCAACACTTCAGACCGGATTCACAAGCATGGGAACAACGTCCATGACCTCATTCACTCTGATCACAACAGCGGTTAGAACCAGCATGACACAGTGCGGAACGATCACGACCGCGACAGTAACTACAATGACAGCAACCATAACTGCAGGAACCACTCAGATCCAGACAACAGTGACGGCAGGATGCACGACGGTAACCGCTACCGTTCAGTCATCAACGAGCCAGATTGTAAGTGTTGTACAGTCCGGAGCAATGATGGCAGCCGCCGCGGTACAGGCAGGAATGAGCCAGCTTGTATCTGCAGTAAGCAGTGGATGCAGTCAGGCGCTCGGAATAGCCCAGAGCACAGCAAGCGGCATCTATGGAACATTTGCCGGAATCAGCCTTTATGGCGCCGGCGTGAATATGATGTCTGGCCTGGTAAATGGTATCAATGCTATGCGTGGAGCTGTTATGGCAGCAGCGGCAAGCGTGGCCAGCGCAGCATCCGCAGCAGTCAACAGCGCCCTGAAGATTCACTCTCCATCAAGGGTCATGGTGGAATCCGGTAAATTTACCGGCCAGGGTCTTGTAGTAGGTATGCAGGATATGCGCGGAGCCATTCAGGCAGAAGCGCAGAGATCACTGGCAGCGCCAATCCAAGACGCAGCATCGCCTGGAACTAAGAGCCTGGAGATGCCGACGTTCAACAGGAGTTCGGTGATCAGAGAAACTATTCAGAACTTTACCGGCGGCGGAAACGACAAGCCGGAGAAAGACCCGAAAGATTCAAACCCAACCTTCGTATTCAGTCCGACCTATCAGTTCAACGGAGACGCTCCGGATAAGAAAGATATCCAGGACGCGAACCGCATGAGCCAGAGAGAGTTCGAGAAGATGATGAAGGAATACCTTAGAAATAAAGGCAGGGTATCATTTGCGTAAAGGAGGATAAGCGTGGACATCTATGTAACAAGTCAGGGCGACACATGGGATTCAATCGCATACGATCTGTTCGGAAGCGAAGGATACATGGGAATCCTGATGGATGCAAACCTGGACCTCCTGGACGTTCTTGTATTTTCGGCCGGTACCGTTATTCAGGTGCCGGAGGAAATACCGGAAGCAGTAGACGAAGATATGCCGTTCTGGAGACAGGACGACGGTAACGATGAATATGAGTATGACGAAGACGACGAGGAGGAAACAGAAGACTATGAGTAATCCGAGGCAGGTTGCGGTCAGCTTATCTTTCAACGGAAAACGGGCAAAGACAAGCATGGCCAATTACATCAAGTCCCTTTCATATACGGACGTGGCATCCGGATCCAGTGATTCGCTGGACCTTACAATCCACAACGCCGATCTGAAATGGATCAGCTCCTGGTACCCGTCAAAAGGGGACAAGGTAAGTGCAAAGCTCACCTTTAAGAACTGGCTGACGGACGGACAGAACAAAGTCCTAAACTGCGGATCCTTTGTTCTCGATACAGTCAAATTCACTGGCGGACCGCTGGAAGCTACCATGCAGGGCCTGGCGATTCCGTCGAATTCATCATTCAAAGTCCGGGAGAGAACAAAAACCTGGAAAAAAGTAACTATAAAACAAATCGCAGCAGAGATCGCAAAGCGGTACAAGATCGGTCTGAGCTATGTAGCTTCAAGTATCAGAATTACATCAATCGAACAGAGCAAGAAAACAGATTCTGCATTTTTGTATGACCTCGTAAAAGATTACGGTTTATCTATGAAGGTTTTCCGGAATAAGATCATTATTTTTGATAAAGGAAGATACGAGAAGAAAGCAGCAGTAACGACCATACACCGAAACAACTTTGTTGATGACGACTGGGACTATTCAGATACGCTGGAAGGCACATACACTGGCTGCCGGATAACTTATAAGTCGGCCAGTAAAAAACAGAAGGCCCTCAGCACTTATGTGGGTCTGAAGAAAGAAAATGCCAAAGGCAGCCGTATCCTTCGTATCAATGAACAGTGTGACAGTCTTTCAGAAGCAAAGAGGAAGGGAGCCGCGCAGATCAACCTGGCAAACGAGGAAGCAACGACCCTCACAGGTACGATTTTCTACAATCCGAAGGTTGTGGCCGGCGTGACTGTTACAATCGCAGACCTCGGAAAGGCGAATGGCAAATATTACGTCGATCAGGTCAAGGTGGTTGTTTCAGACAGCAGGACCAAGCAGGAGATCACGCTGCATAAATGCAAAAAACGTATTGCAATTTAGAAGGAGGATATATGTCAGATTTAATCAGAGTCGGATGCGTATCCAAAATTAACTACGAGGAAGGCACGATCGAAGTCACCTATCCGGATCGGGACGATGCGGTAACAGATCCGTTCCCGGTGCTTTCATTTAACGATGAATATAAGATGCCGGATATTGGACAGGACGTCCTGGTACTCCATCTCTCGAACGGATCCGCACTAGGAATCGTCCTGGGACCGTACTGGAATAAGGACCATAAGCCAGCTGTGTCCGGAAAAGATGTCTATCGAAAAGAAATGGCGCAGACACCAGGTAAAGCCTATACACAGTACAAAGACGGTACCGTAGAACTGCGGGGTCCCGCCGTTCGGCTCACCTGTTCTTCAGGAGCCATCACAGTGGCGCAGCTTCTGGCAATGAAGAGCAAGGTCGATAGCCTGTAGGAGGTGACGACCTATGCCAAGCAAGACACCGAAATGGGTAGGAAAGGTCACTGCCAACAGTGGGCTGAATGTTAGAACGGGCCCGGGAACCAATTATGGAAACGTGAAGGCCTGGCCGCTTTTAGGAAAAGGAAACCTGGTTGATGTATGCGACACTGTAGGAAACTGGTACTACATCAGAATCGCCGGAAAGGTGTATGGTTACGCTTCCAAAACCTATATCACTAAGAACGGCGCGGCCAAGAAGTCCATCGGTAAATCTGCTTTAAAAAGTAAGAATACCAAGAACAATAAAAATAAAAAAGACAATAAAAAGAAATTAACGAAAGCCCAGGAGCTGGCCCTTAAGAAGAAAAAGGAAGCCGAGCAGAAAAAGCTGCAGAAGCAGAAAATCGATGCGTACAATAACAAGATCAAAAAGAAAAGTAAAATCGGGAACTTTGGCGAAACGATAGTTTTCTCTGTCAGCAGCAGTAAGATCCTGACTCCGAAGGATATGAAGAGGACTGTGAGTGCCAGATGGGAGCAGCACAAGATCCTCGGAAAAGCACCGAAGTCAGAGTTCGTTGGACAGAACGCTCCGGAAACAACAATGACCGTAGTGCTATCTGCAGAGCATGGAGTAAAGCCTCGATCTACGCTCGGAAAAATCGAGAAAGCAATTAAAGCTGGAACGGTCAACTGGCTGGTGATCGGCGGTAAATTCGTCGGAGGCCGGAAGATGTACATTGTTTCCTGTTCAGAAACCTGGGACGAGATCTGGAATAAAGGGGAGCTGGTGAAAGCAACCGTAAACCTTACCTTCGTGGAATACACATAAGCCTGCTAATAAAAAGTCAAGTGTTTTTTAAGAAAATTTCAAAAATCCGATTTGATATTTTGTGCATAACTTTTAAGCCGCCAGAAATGCCGGCTTTGAAAGTGGTGATATAGAAAAGGGTGTTATTCTGTCTGTTCTAAGTTCCGCAGACATTCTTTGACTTTACCATAGTAAATGCGTAAGAACTTATTCGCTCCGGCTGTCATGTAGACATAGTAAGGCTTTCCCTGAGACCGTTTTTTGTCAAGAAAACGGTACACCGGATCGGCTTCAGGAGCATTTTGCAACAAGGTTGTCATGATCTGAAACAATGTTTTGCGCAGCCTTGCGGATCCGACCTTTGAAGCCCTGTTGCTCTTTGACTTGTGCTGGCCGGATTCATCAACACCGGGGTCTACGCCCGCAAAGGCGGTCAGTGCTTCCCTGTGGGTAAACCGGGATACATCGCCGATCTCAGCGATGAGCTGGGGACCATAGGTTTTCCCAACGCCATAGATGCCCATTACGGTGCTGTATTCTGGAAGTGTGGATGCCAGTTCGTTCATTTCCCTGCGGAGTCGTTCTACATGTTCGGAGGCAAGATTTAACTGCTGGATGCTTTGCTGGATCAACAGCTTATAAGTCTTCTCCTTTGGAAAGACGGCAACCAACTCCTTCGAGGCATTAAACAGTTTTTCTGGCTTGTCCTGCTGAAAGATATAGTGGTGCTTCTTACAGAAAGACATGTAGCGTTCTGTAAATGCCTTTAACCCAATCTTGCGGACACAATCCGCATGCCAGAAAGAATAAGCATAGTCAACCCATTTTTCACTCCCGTCCTCACGGGTGGGGCTGTCAAAGAGTTTGTTTACACCAGGATAAGTATTATCCAACAGTGCAATCAGATTTGCTTTTGCGGCAACCTTTTGTTTCATAAAGAAGCTGAATTGAGAGTTTAAAGTTTTTAACTGAGTACGTGTATTGTCCATACCTGAATATTGGCGCAGTTCCGTCCAGTTGTCAAGCGTATAGCGGGCAATTTTGCGGGCATCCGCCGGATCCGATTTCACCTTGCGCAGGGAGTTGTTGCCAAAGTTTTTAATCAGGTGAGGATTTACAATGGAAATAAACAATCCAGCCTCGGATAGAGCCTTTATCATAGGCTCATGATATCTACCCGTACACTCCATAACGATCTTTGTGGTGCCGTCTAATGAACTCAAATAATCTGCCAGTTCATTGAGGTTTTGGGATGTGTGGGAGACATCAAAGGGCTTGCGGATCACAGTGCCGCCAGGCTGCAGGACTGCAACGGTGCTTTTACCCTTTGAAACATCAATACCTACTGCGTTGTACATTCTACGTACCTCCAAAAGTGAATTTGCATGGATTCCAGCATTTCTCATTGCCTATTCAATCTCCTGGGGTATCAAACGAACGTGAAGTAGTAGTTCAACCTGCATAAATCGAACGGCTGCAATGACAGGCTGGCTGACAGGCTTTCGTACGGACGCCAATGGTCCTAGGAGGTGTCGTCAGACCGATGCCTAATCATTATACAGCTTAAACAATGAGAGGATTAAGTCCCAACTGGCTGTTGGGTACTGAAACCCTACACTTATATATTAGGAGGAGGTGATCGCATGGCATATGTTGGACTGGCCACGATCAAGGCCAGCGGAGACATTGACTATGAAGAACTGGAGGCATACGACGAACAACTTCAGTGTCTGATATCTACAGTGGAAGGCACACTTCCAGGAAGCAGGGGATTCGGTCTTGATCCAGACATTACGGACAAGACACCGGATGATGCCCTGAACCTGTTCGCTATGGACCTTCAGGAAAAAGTGGAGAAGTTTATTCCTGGCATTGGAATCGCAAATGTATCTGGAAAAATGAACGATTCTTCACTTGAAACACAAATCTACATAGAAAGGAGGGATACGGAGTGATCAAAGAGTTAGAAATTCTTCCTGACGTCAGTTTTATTGGAAATACGACGCTGGAGAGCATAGAAGCAGAGATGAAAAGCGACTATGAGAAAAAGTACAACGAAGTCACCGGAGAAAGCCTGGTTCTGGCCAGATCGGATCCGGCCACCCTGATTTTGTATGCATGTGCGGTACAGTTCTTTCAGGGCTTCAAGTATATCGATAAGGCCGGAAAGATGGACCTTCTGAAATACACGCAGGGGGACTACCTGGACCACGTCGCAGCTATGAAGGGAATCGCCAGAGAACCGGCCAAACCGGCCAGGGCCATGGTTCGTTTCACTCTTTCAGGAATTCGTCCGGAGACCGTAGAAATTCCACAGGGAACACAGGTCACAGACGGAGAAATCTACTTCGAAACGGAGAAATATGCGGAGATTAAAGCCGGAGAAGAAAAGGCAGATGTCGAATGCGTATGCCTGGTTTCAGGAGTTGACGGAAACGACCTGCAGCCTGGCGAGATTGATACCCTGGTAAATCCGATTCCCTATGTGTCCAGCGTGGCCAATATAGAGAAGACGGCCGGCGGGGTGGATATCGAGGACGATGACAGCATGAAGGGACGTGTCTACATAGCACCTTCTAAATACTCGGTAGCCGGTCCGGAAGATGCATACAAATACTGGGTCAAAACCTACAACGCAAGTATCTCAGACGTACTTGTTAAGAGTGACAATCCGGTGGAAGTTATCATCGAATTCATCATGGAGAACGGAGAGCTGCCGACGGAAGGTATCATCCAGGGGCTGCAGATTTATTTGTCAGATAAACAGATTCGACCGCTTACCGACAAGGTAAAGGTCAAAGCGCCAGATACAGTGGACTACAAGCTCGATGTGAAATATTACATCAATACCAGCGATCTGAAGCGTGCTGACACGATCAAAGCCAATGTGGCTGCTGCCGTAGATCAGTACGTTATCTGGCAGAGAAGCAAGATTGGCCGAGACATTAACCCTTCACAGCTCATTCAGATGATGGTGGCCGCAGGAGCTAAGAGGGTAGAAGTCAAGCTGCCAGTTTTCCAGGTTGTCGGAGCTACCAACGTGGCCAAGCTGGTGAGCCAGAATGTGGCATACGGAGGTATCGAAGATGATTAAATTCACAGAAGGCGGTCTCATCGATATCTGGCCAGAAAAGGATCCGGAAATCCAGGCTCTCAGCTATGCACTCCAGCAGCAGTTCAAAAAGCTGAAAGCCTACGCAGACAAGACTCAGTGCTACAGCGATGTGGATGACCTGGATGAAGACATCCTGGACTACTTTGCAGTTGAGATGCGAAGTATGTACTATGAGCAGAATCTGGAGATCGAGAGGAAGCGAGAAATCGTTAAGAACACTCTGAAATGGTATACCTACGCAGGCGTGCCGGCAACCGTCGCAGAGATGGTCGGGGTAGTCTTCGGATCCGGAAAAATCGTGGAGTGGTTCGACTACGATGAGCCGCCATTCACACCTGGAACCTTCGACATCATCACATCGGCGCGGCTGACTCCTGATATCATCGATCAGCTGAACGCGATGATCCAGAAGGCAAAGAACGTCCGGTCACATATCCGCCGAGTAACGATCATCCGAGATGTACACTCAGCAATGCACCTGGCTGCCTTTCAGACGGCCGTACAGGAGTGTACCGTTCTGAATATCATCCGAGAGGATAAAGAGGCAGGACAGGCCACATACGCAGCCACAGCGGCAGGCACGAGAGACAGAGACAGCTTCGTACTCAACACGACATCCGGAGACGTACAGACAGCTCAGACAGGACGTCAGGGCGCCATTGGTATCGTGGATAAGGCAAGAGGTACAGAAGTCTATAACACTCTGCAGACAGATGCCGGAATCCAGGCTGGAAATCACCTGGCAGCGTTCGGATCCGTAACGGACAACCGAAGCTGCGTAACAAATGAGGCTGCAGGAAATACTGCAGCACACAGTGCAACCACCGTCGCCCAAAAGGGAGACGCCCACAATATCACATCATTTATCAAGGAGGAAAAACACTAATGTTAATGTGGAATCCCAGTAAATTAACAACCGCAGGAAAAGCCCTCCTGGCAAAAGCCCAGGCAGGACAGACAAGCATCCAGATCACCAAGGCACAGACTGGATCCGGTTCTTATTCTTCCGGAGAAAACATCGAGAGCAGAACAGCTCTGAAGACTCCGAAGCAGACCTTCCCGATTCAGAATAAGGTGATCAGCGATGCAGACAACACAGTGATCCTGAAGATTGCGATCACAAACAAGAGCGAGACAGAAACACTGAGCACCGGGTACGATATCACTGAGTTTGGTATCTTCGCCCAGGATCCGCAGAAGGGAGAAATCCTTTATTCCATCGCTACTGCATCCACAAGCGATTATATGCCGGCATACAACGGTGTGCTTCCATCAGTGATCAACATGAGTTACTACTTGGAAGTTTCAAACGCTGAGAATGTAACGATCAACAGTGCCGGAGCTCTGGCTCTTCAGGCTGATCTGGAAGCCCTGGAAGCAAGAGTAACCACCATCGAGAAGAACAAAGTGGAACTGCTCGGAGTAAGAAGAAAAGTCAGCGCCAGCCCTTCCACCTGGGAACGTATCGGGGACGCTGTCGGCATGATCTGCAAGGCAGCAGTTGGAAACGGAACTGTTCAGAATGACATGATGAGTCACTATCCATTCAATGAAATGCGTCCATGTAACCTGGCAGAAGACAGGACTGTCAACGCATACCTGGGAGACGCAACCTTCCAGTGGGATGGCACGAACGGGGACGTTATGCTGGAAGTGCCGATGACATACACCGGCCGCTGGTTTGAAACAGACGCGGATGGCGTGAAGTGGGAATACAGAGCTGTATCTTCCGCACAGATCGGACACCTTCACCTGGATCACCTGTTTACAGATGGCGCTGATCGCAGAATTTCCGAAAAGGTATACATCCCGATCTTCCCTGGCTCCATTGAAACAGTTCAGAGATCAGTGAAGAATAGCCAGGGCACCTATGATCTTAAACAGGTAGATATCCTGAGATCCAAAGCAGGAGTTGTGCCGGCACATAACAAGACACGCGGACAGTTTAGAACCTTATGCAAGGCCAAGGGAGACAACTGGTATCTCGACGACGTATGGGCTATGCATTTCCTGGATACCTGCTTCCTGGTAATGTTTGCAAACAGCAACGCGCAGGCTGTTCTCGGATCCGGACGTACAGAGTTCCCGGAGGACGGAACAAAGGGTCTGGCTCTTCAGGAAAGAACCGGCAACTATATCACTGTTGCAAAGGACTACGGAAACCGTTTTGCAGTCGGACAGGCAATCTCTATCGGCGCCGGCTTATGGAGCCAGAGCCTGGCAGCAGACCGTCTGGTAACTAAGATCGAAGATTCCACCGAAGTAGATAACGCAGTATGCGTATATTTCGACGGCGATCCGGTAGCAATCACATCAACCAGCGTTCTGTGGTCTTCTATTCAGCCTACCGGTGCAACTATCGGAATGGCATCACCAAACGGCCGCGTAGAGGGCAAAACAAACGGAATGAGCGCGATCCGCTTCCTCTGGATCGAAGACTGGTACGGAAATATGTGGCAGTTCAGAGATGGCGATAACATTCAGAAGTATCAGCATTACTACTGCAATGACAGAAGCGCATATGCCGACAAGGTATACACTGGCTCATATTTCAAAGTCGGATATGTAGCAGGTACCGCCGAAGGCTATGTGAAAACATTAGGATACGATCCGGAATGGCCAGAAATTGAAATCTGCACAGAAAACGGAGCGTCCAGCAACACCTATTTCTGTGATTACTATTATGCCACCGAAGGCGGAGAAGTGGTCTTCTCGGGTGGTAGCGTGACCGACGGGGCGTACTCGGGTCCGTTCTACCGGCACTGCGGCAACTCGGCTACGAACTCGTACTGGAGCTTCGGCGGTCGCCCTCAAGCTAGAAAGTAGCCATTTCAAGGGGGACCGGGGGACTTTTCTCCCCCGGAGCTTCCGGCAAAGGAACCGTAACACATGCATGCCGGGAGCCCTCGCCCCTGCGAGATTATGTTCCCGATATAAACGTCGGAAACATAATAAAAAGTAACTTGTAAATATATGGGGATAAAGGAACGCGCGATCGGTGGTCATCTCGGGTGGTAACGTGAACAACGGGACGAACTCGGGTCCGTTCAACCGGAACTGCGACCACTCGGCTACGAACTCGAACTGGAACATCGGCGGTCGCCCACTTTGTTAATAATCTCATTCCGACATATTTCTCAATTTTTGGTTTTTATAAATATGTCGTTCCTTTATTCGCTGGCCATAGAGCCACCGCCATGCAGAGTCATGGTGCCGCACCGCTTGGTGAAAATGGGCCGTAAATGGCACCGGTTAGTAGCACGATTGAAAGCCGGTGAGGCTAACAAAGAGATTAAATATACCAATGATAACTGAACCAATAAAATTCACAAAGAGAATCGGTCATCTCTTCGAGAGAGTGGTAGACCTGGATAATATCAAGCTGGCGATTAGAAACGCAGCGAAGCGCAAAAGTGACCGGCCATCAGTCAGAAGGATTCTGCTGAACGTCGATAAATACGCAAAGAAGCTGCAGGAAATCCTGATCACAGAGAGCTGGGTACCCCATGCATACCACATCCGAGAGATCAACGATGGCATTAAGAAAAAGAAACGTATCATCGCAGTACCACGCTTCTTTCCGGATCAGTGCATTCATCACGCATTTGTCCTGGTATTTAAGGAAGTCGTGGAGCATGGCTCCTACGAGCATAGCTGCGGATGCGTGCCAGGGAAAGGAACCGACGGAGCCCGAAAGGTTATAAAGCGCTGGGTTGTAAACGATCCAAAAGGGACGAGTAAAGTCGCTGTCCTGGATGTGAAGCAGTGCTATCCGACGCTGCCACATGAACAGCTCCGTCTGAAGCTGGAAAAGCGTATCAAGGACCGGAAGTTCCTGCGGCTTGCCTTTAAGATTATAGCCAGCTATCAGCAGGCCATGGCAAACAAGACGCAGCTGCTGCCGGAAACTATCGCAGTCGGAATTCCCGTCGGCTTATACACGTCTCCCTGGTTTTTAAACTTTTTCTTTCAGGACCTGGACCACCTGATCGCAGAGAAGTGTGGCCTCAGTCATCTCGTAAGATACGTTGATGATATGGTCCTGTTCGATAATTCAAAGAAACGACTGCACGCAGCGATCAGAACGGTCGGAGATTATCTGCAGCATATGCAGATGAGACTGAAAAGCACCTGGCAGGTGTATCACTTACGGATTCGCCCGCTTGACTTCTTAGGGTTCAAGTTCCATGCGAACGGAAAAATAACCCTCCGGAAGTCAATCCTGTACAGGATATCCCGCAAGGCCAGGACGATAGCACGAAAGGGCTATGCTTCAGTAACCAACGCCTCCGGTATGATCAGCTACAAAGGATACATGGATCATTCAGACTCTACCGGATTCTATGAGAAGTGGGTCCAGCCGTTTATAAATTTCAAAGTATTGAAAGGAGTAGTAAGCAATGAAAACAGAAAGCAATGTAAAGCCATCTGTGCAGCTTGAAATCGAAGCCTTCCCGAAGAAGGAAGGAGCAGTCTGCACTGTAATCCTGTATGACAATGTCGCCGGTCCATTCACAAAAGACAACGGCGCCGATCAGGAAGCATCTACCTACTTCACCTATGACCGGTACGAGGTAGAGACCTACTACAGAGAAGGCCTGGAAGACAGCGTCCGGAGTTCCTTTGATGCATGGCTTCAGAAAGCCAAGGAATCTGAAGAAGCTGGTGATCCGCTTACTGAGATCGAGATTCTGCAGCAGACCGTCGAAACACTGACAGCCGCAAACAAGGAACTCAGCAGCACCGTAGATGACCTGGTCATCGCATCCCTGGGAGGTGATCTTTAATGCATAGCGCTATGTACGAGAGACTCAAGAGATTATATCTGACTGATCGCCTGACAGACGCAGCCCTTCAGACTGCAGTCAAGAGAGGATGGATCACCGATGAAGAAAAAGAAGAAATCATCGAAGAAAAGAAAAAGACTGCAGAGTAACTTCATATGCAGCCATATCGATGAAAGGAACATCTGCAGGCGCTCATATGAGCCCTGTACCGGGCTGCTGTGCCGCTTTCATGAATTCTGCGGAGAATGCCGCAGCTATCATATTCCGGCCAGCCAGGAGCCCTGCAGGAGCTGTATGAAAGGAGAAAGAGATGGTTGAAACATTGATCCTGGCAGCCGGGATTCCTTCAGCGGCCGTCGGTTTCTGCTTCTGGTTTCTGGAAAAGAAACTGGAAGCCAGGGCGGCCGCGGAGAAAGAAGAACGCCAGCGCCGGCAGAAAGCATTCGATGAGAGAGAGAAGAAACAGGAACAGCTGCAGCTCGTTGTGATCAACAGCGTGAATGCCTGTATGTCTCTTTCAGAAGCTACGGCCAGAGCAGTACAGAGAATCCCTGATGCGCACTGTAACGGGGACATGCACGCGGCCCTGGAGTATGCAACGAATGTAAAACATAAGCAGAAAGAGTTCCTGACAAAACAGGGAGTCGAACATATTATTTAAGCAAAGGAGGAAATGACATGAAAGGTATTAACTGGACAAAGAAACTGACAAGCCGGAAGTTCTGGCTGTCCATCGCGAACTTCGTGACTATGATGATCGTGGCATGCGGTGGAACAGAGAACCAGGCGTCCCAGGTAGCTGCGCTGATCATGGCCGGGGCCACAGTGATCGCATATGTGATCGGGGAAGGCCTGGCTGATGCAGCAGGAGCAGCTCCGTCCATCGATGGAACTGAGGTCCTTCCTGGCATCGGCGTAGATGACACTGAGGAATAAGAAACAGAGGGCGGCACTGCTGCCCTCTGTCAGAAAAGGAGGACCAGCATGGAAATCAAAGGAATTGATGTCTCTGCTTGGCAGGGGCAGATTGACTGGGATAAGGTAGCGAGCTATGGGATGGATTTCGTCTTTATTCGAATTACAGAAGCAGGCAACGTGATCGATAGCTGCTTCGAGAGAAACTTCTCCGGATGTAAAAAGCACAATATCCCGGTCGGAGTATATAAATACAGCTACGCCATGACGATCGCAGAGATTCAGAGCGAAGCCAGGAAGGTCGTATCCGTCCTGAATGGAAGGAAGCTGCAGTATCCGGTATGGCTTGACCTGGAATACAACAACCAGAGAAGCATCGGAGCTGAGAGCATCCACAAGATGGCCGATGCTTTCAGAGAGATCGTAGAGGCAGCAGGATACAAGTTCGGCATCTACTGCAACGTGGACTGGTACATGAATGTGATCTGCAGTCACCTGAAGAAGTACGATTTCTGGATCGCAAGGTATCCGGCCAACGATAACGGATGGCTCCAGGAGAGACTCCGGCCAGACTTCGGCGTCGGCTGGCAGTACAGCTCCAAGGCCAAGATCCCTGGTATCAGTGGAACCGTAGACCGGAACGTCTTCTACAAAGATTATTCCGAAAATGACAAGGGGGAGCCAGAAGTGAAGAAAACAAAAGAACAGATCATTCAGAACATCCGGAACGATGCGGTAGAGTTTGCGGTCGGAATCGCAAATGATAACGATCACGGATACAGCCAGAGAATCCGGAGTTTGTATGAAATCAATGTACCAAAGTCTTTCGATTGCAGTTCGCTGACCCTGACTGCTTACTACTACGCATTCCTTAAGAATGGGCTTACTCAGCAGGCCAGATACCTGAAGGAGCACTGCAGCTACACTGGCAATATGCTGGAAATGTTAAACTGCGGGTTTGAGGTCGTGGCCAGAAATCAGACAGCACATGCACAGATGATCAAAGGCGATCTGGAGCTCAACACTACACATCATGTAGCAATGGCGATTGATAAGGACAACATTGTCCATGCCAGAAGCTCCGAGGGAACGACGGACACAAAGGACAACTCCGGAAATGAGATCAGAACGCAGCCGTGGTACCTGTACAGTCATGGCTGGACACACCGTCTCAGATTTACTGGAAAAGGAATCGACTTCTCTGGTCTCGTAAATACGAGCGGAAGCAAGCCAACAAAGAAACCAGAAGCTGTGACACCGGAAACAACTACGAAAGGAGCTGGCTATATGTTCGAACCTGGACTCGTGAGACTTGGATCCACAGGAACCTCTGTCCTTCTGCTGCAGGAAATCCTGCGTGCAAGAGGATTCAAGGGCAAGAATGGAAAGGCCCTGAGCTTATCCAGAAAAGCAGATGAGAACACCATCTATGCACTTAAGGCTTACCAGGAATCCAGAAATGGAGTTCTGGCCGTAGACGGAGAGTGCGGGGAGAAGACCTGGAAAGATCTGATTGCAATTTAATATGGACAAAAAAGAAAGCCTGGGAGCTGAGCTCCTGGGCTTTCTAGGCGTATTAGACTGTTATTGTCAATACTCATAATCAATGCATTCATCTAATTCAGAATAATATTCTCCATCAAATCCTTTTCTCATTAACTTCTCCCAACAAGAAGAACATACAAGTCTAAATGTTATACCATGGCAATCTCTTGTAAAATTCATATTGCTTCTCTCGGTTTCCTGATTACAGCAAGGACATATTCGAATATCTCTTTCTATCTGTCTATTCATACAACTCCTCCTTCCACGATTTCTAATGATTTTTTATAGGCATCCAGCCGGCACTTGCTTGAAAATTCCAAAGCTGTTTTTCTATTTTCCATCAGCTCTAATCTAGCTTTCGATTCTTCTTTTTTCAATTGATCTATAACTTTATCCACATCAAATACTGTCGGCTGTTTATCAATCAGTTCAGTCAAAGCAATTGCTTTGACTGGTGGATAATTATGTGCAATCATCATCGCTGCAACCTGATCTTTAAATTTATCAGCATTAATCAGTCTACTCATTCAATTACATCCCTCTTTCTTCATAATTTCTTTTATGCATTTATCGCAGTAGCAACCTTCCTGCCCCTGTATCTCGTACAAAAAGCACATCCAGTGCCTGTTCCAGATTCCTTTATCGTCACATCCTTTGCAGCTACCTTGCCCGTTTCCTTCACATCGTATTATTTTTAACATTTATTCAGTCCTCCTGTTCCACATGTTAATTCTCCCAAAGTTCAATATCGTGAATTTCAATACCGGATCCGAATTGATCTTTTGCGGCCTTTCTGGCCTGCGCTTTTGTATCAACATAAGCTCTGACCACATTCCAGGCGCCACCAGGATAACTCCAGGTTACTAAATATACTTTGTTTGTTTTTCTCATAAAGCTGCTCCTTTCTTTGGATAATAATGTGTGATTCGCGATCGGTTTTCAAAGTACATAAACACCGACGCAGGCTGGCCGGTTTTGTCTGCAACGCCCTGAGCGGCCAATGCCGCCTCCCGCTGGTCACTGGTTTCCAGAAAGAAATCGCCGGGTCCCCAAACATGATAGGTAGCTGCCATGAGCAACGCCTCCTTCCATTTTTTATGTTTCGCTTTTTTATAATGAGGGGTGAGTCGTTCATTATCAGGGCTGGAATGACAATGCAGGCGTAGATGTATGGTCCAA